TCGGCAGGGTTTACGCAGAACAGATGATTATCGCCTACGGCGGCGGTGCAAACGGCAAGTCCACCTTCTGGAATACGGTAGCCCGTGTGCTTGGCAACTACTCCGGCAAAATTTCTGCCGAAGCCCTCACCATGAACTGCAAGCGTAACGTGAAGCCGGAAATGGCGGAGCTGAAGGGCAAGCGTCTCATCATCGCGTCCGAGCTGGAGGAAGGCACCCGCCTGAATACCGGCATGGTGAAGCAGCTCTGCAGTGTTGACCCCATCGAAGCGGAAAAGAAATACAAAGACCCGTTCCATTTTGACCCGTCGCACACGCTGGTTCTGTACACCAACCATCTGCCGAAGGTGTCAGCAAACGATGACGGCACATGGCGCAGACTTATCGTTATTCCGTTCAATGCAAAGATTACCGGAAAGTCCGATATCAAGAACTATTCCGACCATCTTTTCGACAACGCCGGTCCCGCCATCATGAAATGGATTATCGAAGGTGCCGGTCAGGCGATTAAGAAGGAATTCAAAATCTCCGAACCGCAGGTGGTAAAGGATGCCGTTGCCAAATACCGTGAAGATAACGACTGGATGGGTCAGTTCATTGAGGAGCACTGCGATGTTGACCCGACCTATACCGAAAAATCCGGTGAGCTGTATCAGGCATACCGCAACGCCTGTCTTTTGAGCGGGGAGTTTGTACGCAGCACGGCGGATTTCTACGGGTCTTTGGAGAAGGCTGGGTTTGTAAGGCACAGAATGCGTACCGGAAAAATCGTAGCCGGACTGAAACTCAAAGAGGCGCAGGATTTTTTGGAATGACGGTCATGTAAGTCATTCCGAAAAAGTATTCAGTAAAAAATGCTGTGAGTGACGGTTGTGTCATTCAAAACGCAAAAGTTCTCACAGCATTTTATCGGTTTGGTGTAAGTCGTTCACCTCTTATCTAAAAAGTCCTATAGAGAGAAATTTAATAAAAAAATTCTATATAGAGGTTTTAAGAAATGAGGTCAACGACCGACACCAAACTTTAATCCCACTGATGAAAGGTACCCGCCACATGAGAGAAAAAAGTATCGAACAGAAATTAGTCCGGGCGGTAAAACAGCGCGGCGGCATAGCCCCAAAGTTCGTATCACCCGGCTTTGACGGAATGCCGGACAGGCTTGTGATCCTGCCGAAAGATCGGATTGCTTTTGTGGAGGTCAAGGCTCCCGGCGAAGAGCCGAGACCGCTGCAAACCTCACGGCACAGATTATTAAAACGGCTGGGCGTCAGGGTGTTTGTCCTTGATGACCCGGAGAGCATAGGAGGAATCCTTGATGAAATTGAAAAGAACTGACCTGCACGAATACCAGAATTATTCGGTGCAGTTTATAAAAGACCATCCCACGGCGGCTATCGTGCTTGACTGCGGTTTGGGCAAGACCGTAACATCCCTCACCGCCATTGACGATATGCTGCACGACACCTTTGAAATCAGGAAGATTCTGGTCGTCTGCCCGCTGCGCGTATGCGATGTGTGGAAAGACGAAATCGAAAAATGGGAGCATCTCGCCGGACTGACCTGTTCCATTGTGCGGGGTACACCGGCTGAAAGGCTGTCGGCTTTGAAGGCTGACGCAGACATCTATATCGTGAACCGTGAAAATCTGCAGTGGCTCGTTGAGCAGAGCGGGATTCCGTTTGACTACGATATGTGCGTCCTGGACGAATTGTCCTCTTTCAAAAACTGGCAGTCAAAACGATTCAAAGCATTTATGAAGGTTCGCCCGCTTTTGAAAAGGGTCATCGGGCTGACGGGCACACCAAGCAGCAACGGTTTGATGGATCTCTTTGCCGAATACCGCTGTCTTGACATGGGTGAACGCCTGGGAAGATTTATCGGGCAGTACCGTACCGCTTTCTTCCGACCCGACAGATGCAACGGTCCTATCGTTTATTCCTACAAGCCGCTTCCCGGCGCAGAGGATGAAATCTACCGCAGGATTTCCGACATCACCATTTCGATGAGATCAGCAGACCATTTGAAAATGCCGGACTTGGTGGAGTCAGATTATAAAGTCGAAATGGACGCGGACGAAGCAAAGCATTATGAGAGCATGAAAAAAGACCTCATCCTTCAGCTTCCCGAAGGAGAGGTCACGGCGGCAAACGCGGCATCGCTTTCAAACAAACTCTGCCAGATGGCAAACGGCGCTGTCTACGCCGATGACAGAACGGTCACGGGGATTCACAGTAAAAAGCTGGATGCCCTTGAGGATATTATCGAGGCGGCAAACGGCAGTCCGGTTCTGGTAGCTTACTGGTTCAAGCACGATTATGACCGAATCGAAAAAAGACTGAAAGAGCTGGGTGTCACCTATGCCAAAATCGACACCGGCGAAAGCATCCGCAGATGGAACAACCGGGAACTGCAGGTAGGTTTACTGCAGCCAGCCGCAGTCGGACATGGTGTCAATCTCCAGTCCGGAGGAAATATCATCGTCTGGTTTTCACTGACCTGGTCTTTGGAACTTTACGAACAGACCGTTGACAGGCTGTATCGTCAGGGTCAGAAATCCGGGACTGTATCGGTAATCCATATCGTAACGAAGGATACCATCGATGAGCGTATCGCCAAAGCCCTGAAACAGAAAGACGCCACCCAGTCCGCACTGATTGATGCGGTGAAGGCGGTGATGCGATGAGCGACGGTTACGAGGAGCTTGCTGCGGCTATCGTCATGCAGGCGTACCGCGACTGGTGCGATGACTGTAAGAAGCTTGCTTCCGGCAAAGGTGACGTGGATGCCATCAAAGCCGATATGCTGGATATTCTGAAATTCGTGAAGTCCGACTGGTACACCGCGCTGACGAATATACCGGCTGAAAAAATGATTCAAAAACTGACGGAGGAGAAAGAAAAATATGAGTATGACACCGAGAGAATATTTAAGCCAGGTGTTCCGAATAGAACAAAGAATAAAGGCAAAAGAAATAAAGTCGGCAGAATTTGAGAGCCTTGCGGGAAGCATCCCCGGTCCCAACTACGACGGCATCAAGGTTGACCACAGCAGAAGAACCGATGCGCCGTTTGTGTACTGGATCGAGAAAAAGGCGGAGGTCGATGAGCAGATCCGAAACCTCCGTACAAAGCAGAGTGTTCTGAAGGGTGAAATCATGACTGCCATTGAGAAGCTGGAAAACGAGGAGTACCAGAGCCTTCTGGTCATGCGTTATTTCAACTTCAGAACATGGGAAGACATAGCGGACGAACTTTGTGTTTCCATCGCTACTGTCTACAGATGGCACTCCGCTGCTCTGAGCTTAATCAGGGTTCCGAAAAATGATAGTCCGTGATAGTCAATGATAGTCTGTGAGATGTGGTGAGCCTGTCAAGGATCTGCTATACTTATAATAGGCGAAAGCCATACGATGAGGTCACTGGGAATTATCCCGGCGGCCTCTTTTTTATGCCCGCAGATTGGAGGTGTCAAAAATGCCGTACCGAAAAGTCGGAGCTGCCGAACAGTGCTGGTACATGATTCGCTTCAAGCTGCGTCTGATATGGAAGAAGGTGAAGTCAATATGCCGAAGAAACCGATGAAGCCCTGCGGATACCCCGGCTGTCCCAACCTGACCGACGGTCAGTACTGTGAACAGCACGAGAAAGAGATGCGCAGACGCTACGACAGATACGAGCGAAGTCCCGACGTTCACAAGAAGTACGGAAGAGCGTGGAAGCGCATCCGTGACAGCTACGCCAAGGCGCACCCGCTGTGCGAGGACTGTCTGCGTGACGGTCGAGCCGTACCGATGGAGGAAGTCCATCACATCGTTCCCATCAGTCGCGGCGGTACCCACGCACGGGACAACCTCGTCTCGCTGTGCCGTGGCTGTCACAACAGACGGCACGTGGAGCTGGGTGACCGCTGACGGGAGGGGCGGTCTGAATCTCTGTCAGGCAGCCCTGCGGAAAACGGCGCCCCCTCTCGTGCAGATTTTCGCATAAGTTTTTTTCCAAAAGTAATAAGTTTTAGAAAGTTTCAGGAGGCTCAAATGGGAAAGCGAGGACCCAAGCCCGGAAGCGGCGGCAGACCCAGAAAAGCCCTCAGTGAAAAAGTGCTTGAAGGCAATCCGGGCAAACGCCCTATCAGGGTTCTGAAAAACTACACCGAACTGGAAGGGATGGAAATCCCCAATCCAAAAGAATATCTGACCGACCCGCAGAAGAACGGCGAGGCGTTTATCGCCAAGGAAATCTATGACGAGGTCTGGGAATGGCTGAAAAAGCGGAAATGTGAGCAATTCGTATCGCCGGAGCTGGTGGAGCACTACTCTCTGTCGGCGGCGCGAATGGTTCAGTGCGAACGCGCCATCTCCACCTACGGCTTCCTTGCGAAGAACTCGCAGGGCAACGCCATCATCTCGCCCTACGTTTCCATCGCCAAGGATTATATGAAACAGGCCAACAGCCTGTGGGATCGCATTCATCAGATCGTTCTGGAAAACTGCAGCACCGAGTTCGGCGGCGCTCATGACGAAGACCCGATGGAGAAACTTTTGTCCTCCAGAGGTAAATAAAAAGTTTTAGAAACGGAGATAAGTTTTATGTATGAAAAAGTAAATCCGGGGCATCCCGACAAACAGGCTGATCGCATTGCCGGTGCCATCGTTGACCTTGCGTACAAGCAGGCCGACAACCCGCGCATTGCAGTCGAAGTTCTGCTCGGTCACGGCGTTTGCTATGTGATCGTCGAAACCAGCGTGGATATTTTTGCGGAGCAGATCAAGCGTATCGTTCAGCGCATCGCCGGACGGATCGCCGTCATTCCCGAAATCCATCCGCAGGACGCTATCCTCGCGGGAAATCAGGAGAACGGTTTCCGCTGCGGTGACAACGGCATCTTCAAGGGTGTTCCCGTCACTGAGGAACAGAAAAAGCTGTCGAAGGTCGCACGGGATATTTTCACTGCGTACCCGTATGACGGCAAGTACATCCTTGACGGTGATCGCTTGATCATCTGTCAGAGCAATGCCAAGACCGGCGCACTCCGCAAAATGTACCGTGGTGCTGAAATCAATCCGCTCGGTGACTGGACCGGCGGTACGGATGTAGATTCCGGCGCGACCAACAGAAAGCTCGGTTCGGATATGGCTGACAGCGTGAC